AAGTTTGAAGTTAATGTAACTGACCCTACTGTAGTAGATACACTGTACTGGCAGTATGTAGATGAAAGTACTATTCCTACTACCACAACCACTACAACTACTACCACTACTACGACTACTACTACAACTCTACCTCCTAAACCACCTGAACCTACGCAGGAAGAAAAGAATTATGCTGAAACAGGTATTTATGAAACTGATAGTGAGAGATATAATCGTGAGATTGAGGAAGCTAAAGTAAAAGAAGAAGAGGAAACAGCTATTCGTGATGAACAGCGTAAAGCTAACGAGGAGAAGTATGGTTGTTATATGACTGATGCACAGATAGAACGTGGAGATTGTGATATACCTGAAGAAGAACCTGTAGAAGAAGTTATAATAGTTGTTGATGAAGAACGAGATACCAAAGAAGAGCTTTCTGATGATGATGTTGTGGTACCTGAAGTGGAACCTAAAGATGAAGTGGAAGATATTGAACCTATCAAAGAAGAAGATATTGTTGAAGAGGAAGTTAAGATTGATGTTAAGGAACTTGAAGAAGAGTTTAAGTTTGAAGAAGAAGAAATTATATTTGAGGACATCCCTGAAGATATAGTTATTGTTATAGAGGAGGACATAGTTGAAGAAGTTGAAGAGGTTACAGAGGAAGTTTTGGTTGAGCCAGTACAGGAAGATGTTAAGGAAGAGCCAGTTCAAGAAGTTGTAGAAGTACCTGAAGAAGTTATTGTTGTTAAAGAAATAACTGAAGAACAAGTAGAAGAAGTACAAGCTGTTGTTGATACAGCTATTGCTAATGTAGAAGAGCTTACTGAAGAACAAGTAGAAGTAGTAGCTGAAGTATTACAAGTACCTGCAGAGGATGTAGAGATTATAGCTGAAGCAGTCAAGGAAGATGAGGTTGTTGCTGAAGCTGTTGAGGTATATGTAGAAAGAGCTGTAGAGAATGCAGATGTGGAAAACTATACACTTGCTGATGTAGTTACAGAGATACAGTTTGAAAACTTTTTAGAAAATCCAATAGAAGTATTATTAGATTTTGAAGATATAAGTTTTAAAAATATTGGTGATGATATGACATCAGACCAAAAGGAAAAAGCCCAAGAGGTTGTAGTGCCAGTTATTCTAACTAGAATAGTTAGCATGGCAGCCTTTGTATTTAGGAGACAAATATGATAACCAAACTATGGGAGTGGTTGGTGGAGGCAATTAAGGAAACACTAAACCTTAGTTGGACCTTAGTTGGTTTAGTAATTGCAACGCTTACACTAACTGGAAGTGCTCAGCAAATTACTGGACTTGCTACTATAATAACATTAGTAATATGGTTGATAACGATAAAGTTCAGAAAGTAAAATGTCGTTCGTTTGTGAACGATAAAGGAACTCATGTCAATCTATGTAATTGTAAACACGGAGGTATAGGTGAAGCTAACAGTTGTTAGAACCCAGTTTGGTACAGATGCTACCAATGGTTTACTGTTTATTGATGGTATCTTTGAATGCTACACATTAGAAGACCAGTATCAAGCAGTAAAGGTTATGCACGAAACATGCATACCTGAAGGAACATACGATATAAAGTTTAGAACTGTTGGAGGATTCCACGAAAAATATAAAAAGAGATATGGTAATGACCACTATGGTATGTTGCATTTACAAGATGTACCTAACTTTACTTATATACTTATACACGCAGGTAACACAGATGAACATACTTCAGGTTGCTTAATTGTAGGAGAAACACAACAAGATTTAGATTTAGGAAAAGATGGATTCATAGGTCATAGTGGTAATGCTTACAAGAAGATGTATTCAAAAGTAGCTAAACAATTATTACAAGGAAAAGATGTCAGCATAGAGTACACAACAATTAATAAATTATTAGATGGTCAAGTAGATAACAAGGCTAAAGACCACGTAATATTATCAAGCACAGTAATGGAAAAACTTCAAGAGATTAACGGTAATGTACTTACTATTAAATCTAAACTAAATGGAAAGGTGATATTGTAATGTCAGATTTATTCGAGAAGAATAATAGAAGAAGAAACCAAGACGGCACGTTCAAGAAGGATGTGGGGTGGACACCTTGGAACGAAGCATGGAGTTATAAAATGAGTGAAGACTTAAAAGATATGCTTGAGAGAACTGCCTGGACCTTCATTGAAGCGTTCATTGGTGCATTAACAGTTGCCCCATTAGTTGGTGTAGAGGCTGAAACTATTCAGTTAGCTGCATTAGCAGGTGGTGGTGCTGCACTAGCAGTAGTCAAGACATACGCTAAAAAACAAATTAGCAAGTAGTTTAAATAGCAAAGCCGAGGGTGTTATCCTTTCTACCTCGGCTCTTGCTTACTCTTCTTCTTTTGGTTTGTTAGATTCGTTGTAATCGTTTACAAACTTTTCTATAAGACTATCAATCTTTACCATATCTATCTTTTTTAATATAGGACCCTTTGTTAGTTCTTGACCACCACAAGCGTTAGCTAGTTGTACAGCCCAGTTCTTTAACTGCTTAGGTTCTGTAAATATATTATTAGAACGGTAAGTCATCTTCGTTTAATGTCTTAGGGTCAGGTAACTTAATACCATTAGATGCAGCAGCATAGTCTTTCCATGATTCAGGTGTAGCTTTGTTATCCATCCACCATGACTTAGCAAATACCTTTCCATCTACTGTATCTCCTGCTGTGCAGTTACCCATTAATGTACATCTAAAGTCAGGACTATTTTGTTTACTCTTCTCCTCTGCTTTATAGTATTTAACAAGACCACCACAAGGACACAATAGTCCTTGAGTATTCATAGCAGGGCTACCATCAGGGTGCTTATCAGACATCCTATCCCCAAATCCTGCTTCCTTAACTACTTCTACAGGATTGTCAGTAGATTCTACCTTTGGTGGGGCAGATTTCTTAGGGGCAGGTTCTGAGGTTTCAGAGCTAACCTTACTCATTTCCTGTGCGCTTGGGCGCTTTTTATTACTTCCTTGATACATCCAGTTAGCCAATGCTCTACCTATCGCAGATGTCTCACAGTTTTCTACCCATGCATCTTTGTTAGCAAAGCCACCTTGACCTTTAGTTTCTTGTGCAATACCTGTGGCAACAAGCTCACCATCATTATTATGAACGTATGCTTTGATAGTTACACAGCTACCATCATCAGTTATGTGTACAACATCTGTTGTGATAGTGCCTTTTGGATTATCTTTCCAGTATGCTTTTAGTCTATCTTCAACTAATTCATACTCATCTAAATTGAATTTCATTTTTCCTCCTTATATATATATTATGTTTCTTCTGTTTTTATAACTACATCTACAGTTTTTTTATTTTGAGCAACACCAAATAGTTTACATAATACATTCACGCAAACTAACACTGCATTTTCTATACGCAGATGTTGACCACAATAATAACACATAGTTACTCCTCTAAGTTTACTAAGTACTCTGCTGTCACGCCTTTGTTAGGCTTAACAAATAAACAAAACTGTGATGGTCTACCCATACTTGCCAACTGTTCTTGAGCAAATGTGTTATAGCTTTCAGTACTACCATTTACCCACACACGCGTATCATTAATATACATAGTGGTAGGTGTGTGGTAGTGTCCACATACTGCATGTGTAAAGTTTTCCATCATGCCATTTGCTGCTAAAGATTTCCAACCTAGTATTTTTTTGTTGTAACCATACCAAGGTATACCTGCGTGACCTCTGATTTGGTCACCATGAAAGCACATAAACTTAGCTTTCACACCTAAGTCTGCAACTAAATACCAGTTACGTTCGTTACCACCATCAGGAACTACAAACTTTATACGTGGTTCATTAGCAAACATAGTTTCTAATATCTTTCCTAGCATACGGTCTGCGTTGCTTTCAGGGCTATAGTCTCTACGTGAACGACCACCTAAGGCACCATGATTACCAATGACCCAGTAAACTTCTACTTCTTCAAACTCGTGTAGCAAGATAGATAAAAATTTATGTAGTATGCGTGGTCCATCAACAGTGACTTGCCTGTATAAACTTGCATCAATCAAGTGAGACTGCCCAGGAAAAATCAATTCTCCTTCAACAATATCCCCTAGGCATAGCACTGCACACTTCTTCACTGGGTGTGTAGCCCTTTGCAAACGGGCAAGTTCTGAGATTTTATGCGCGTACTGTACAACTCTTTGTTCAGCAACTTCAGTAGAGTACGTAGGTGTAGTCTTAGCTAGTTGAATATCTGATAAGAGAGGTACGCATATCTCTTCCCCTGCTGACTTCTTTGTCTTTGGGGGTGGCTTTACAGGTGGTAAGTCCAAAGATAATATGCCATCTTTAACTGCACTGTACACAGCATCAATCAAATCAGCTTTCTTGTCTTTGAGTTTGTCAATCTGTTTTAATAATCTTTCATTGGTAGCTTTCAGTTCTGCATACTTACCATCAGTAACTTCAGCTAACAGTTCAGTTATTTCTTCTTTAGTTCTTTTAGCCATGTTCTCACACTGGTTGGGGTAATGCTCAAGCCATATTCAGCATCAAGGATGTCGGATATCTTTACAGCATTTACCTGTTTGTTATTTATTATTAATTCTTCAATGGCATCTAAAAATTCCTGCACTTCTGTTGATACATTCTCGTACCACTTTCCCGTACTTGAAACGATACTATTGAGAAGTTCGTTTATATCTTTACTCATGTGTATAATCTTAGCAGAAGTTTTGAAAAGTAAACGAAATATAAAAGAAATATACGCACGCGTAAGGAAGGCAAAATTTTTTTCGTGTAATACACACGCGTATAAAGACCAAAAAAAAGGGTACACACGCTCGCGCGTATGTACCCCAAGTGTAAGGCACAAAGAGAGTAAAAGCCTTACACGAAATTAATTTTTCTTGTAAGCCTTAACCCACTCTTTGGCTTTGTCTACATCTATCAAAGGTATAACCTTTGCTTTCTTAATAATATTCATTGCATCTAAGTATAGATGCTTTGCTCTAGCTACCTGTATATCAGTGCCATATCTACCTTTGTGTTCTACCACACCAGTAAATCGCAAGTCCGATACAAGTATTCTAGGCTCTGCTTGTTTAGATAGCCACTCTAACGCAGGACCATCAATGATATTGTTTTGTGGATGTTCAGGTATTTCATCTACCCACTTACCATTTTTCGCAATAACATGCAGAAAACCTAGTACATCATCCTTGTCGTAATCAGCAGGATAGTTAACACCTGAATAGATTGCAACAGTGCTAGCAGGTAACATCTCTACTAACTCTTGTATGTCTTCATCTGAGAAATGCATAGAGCCACTGGCATCAATAAGTACAGTACCACTAATTCTTTTAGCTTTGTCTGTAAATATCTTCTTGTCGGTAGCATATCTGTGCATAGCATTAGGCTTAACACCTATGTCTTTCTTTCTCTTAGACTTACCTAGTAATTCATTGGGTAGTGATTTAGTTAGCTTATGTTCTACAACTTTCATCTTACCCCAAAATGAATCTTCACTATCAGTAGAACTCATTATCTCTGACTTCACAGTCTGAGCCATCTCATCTAGTTCACTATCATCTACAACACCTTGAGTGTCTAGTGATATATCTCCCATCTGAGCTAGTGCAATACTAGGCATATCATTAGATGAAAACTCTGATGCCAACTTCTCACACTCATCATAAAGATATTGTGCAACTTCTTTAATCTTCTTGTTAGAAACTGCGTTACTGTCTTTACGTGTAGACATTATCATCTTGTATGAGGTAGCCATTATCTGAGACATCCTGTGTACAATAGTCCAAAGTTGTTGACCATCTTGTTCTGATACTTCATACCCTTTGATTTTCTCAAGAACTTTTCTTGTTTTATCATTGAGCATAAACCACTTACCACTTACTAGAGCAGGTGTCTTGCTTGCAAAGAACAATACACGTATAGGCTCTAGTGAGTTAGTGTATACACTATGTATAACATCACTCAGCATATTCTCAATAGTCTGCTCAGGTGGCAAAGGAAAGTTGCGTAACAACTCTTCAAAGTTTCTATATCCTATACCAACTTTGTCCATACCCTTCTTGTTTGCATACCAGTAAGTTGTAAGGTTTTCAGCAGTCTTAATGTACAAAGGTTGTAAGTGTTTTACATTTACATACTTTCTTGGTTTGTTGTACTTCGCATCAACATACGCAATAAGTTTTGCTGCCTTACGCATGTGAGGACCTCTACTATTAGGTAAAGATATATACTTATCATCATGGTCAACAGATAATGTTGTACCATAATTAACTCCCCACTCACTATCCTGCAACGCAAGGTTAAGCAGGGGTTTAACCCTGCTCTTGCCTTGACTTCTTTTAGCCTTAAACATCTTGAAGTTCCAATGCGTCAACAATTTCTTGTGCAACATAGCTATCGAAACACACACGTGCAGCATTTGCTATAGATACATTGTTGTCCACGAGCTTGGCAAATTCTTTCCAAGCACGAATTGACATAGGTATCTCATCATAAGCACCTGCTTTGTCTGAGTAAACACTTCTGTATTTCTCAGGTAAAGCAAGTATTGCTTGTGGGTGTACCTCATTGATGTTTAGTTTTACAGCAAACCTATCGGCTAGTGCCTCAGGTAAGCTATCAGGTGTACCATTCATGGTAGCAATAACATTGAAACCTTTAGCAGGCTTTACTGTTTCTTTGTCTTGGTTAGGCAAAGTGAAACGTGCAATGTCTCTATCATCTAAGATAGCGTGCAGTACTGATGTGACATCAGGACCTGCGTGGTCTATCTCATTGATTACCAATCGTGTACCTTCCCTCCAAGCCTTGATGGCTACACCATCGTTCCAGTCAAATGTACCTTTCTCATTAGGTATGTAGTGACCGACAAGCTCTGATGCAGAGCTATCGACTGTAAGGGTTGTGCTATATATTTTCTTATCGTTTGGTACGTTAGCTATAGTAGCTTGGTATGTTTTACCTGTACCTGGTGTACCATAGAGTAACACTCTCTCTGATGTACCAATTATGCTGTTGAATAATTCCCAACAGTTATCCATATTAATCGTCTCCTTTGATTTATTTATACTTACTCTTCTTCGGTTTCGACTGAGAGATTTTTCATAAACTTCATCTCAGCTTTACCCAAGTATTCTTCTATATCTTCAATGGTTGCATCGCTATCATCTTTGAATTTAGCCTCAGCTTCCTTGTAGATTTCTCTTTCGTATGAGCTACCCTCAGGTATATCTAACCAAGCGTAAGGTCTTACAGTTGGTATGTTCTCCCATGTGTCACCTGCAATATCTAGTTGGACAGTTTCCCACTTGATATCTTTAGGTGCAATCTCTTCAGTAATACTCGCAACTGGAACAGTTGGAACATTAAAGATAGCTCTAACGTGTGGCATTGTTAGTACCCCTTGCTTGTGGTAATGAGGCATAGCCATCACACAAGTGATAGGGTAATTACTGATAGCCACTCTATCAGTCATCTCGTCAGCATCTTCAATACCTTTCTCGGCATTAAAGAAACCTCTTCTTAACGTACGGTTATAACCTTTCTCGATAGCCTCTTCATTCAGTGTCTCTAAGACATCTGCTGTAAGCACAAGATAGTTATACTCGTGTGTTTCTACGCGATAGTTGTGTTGCATATTATTCCTCCTCTTTCATTTCACAACATACATCAGGACAATTACCTTCTAAGGTTTTGTCGCCTATGTATTCTTTCGTATTCCACTTAGCAAAACATTCATTACATAATGCTAAGTTATCTGCTACAGGTATACGATTCTCTGCATCAATAGATGCGTTACACAAATCGCATATCCATAAGTCATCAGGTATACCACTTTCTACTAATGTATCAATAAAGAAAAACCCATTGTCTTCGTGAGCTTTCTTATTGCTTTCATAGTTTAATTCAGCGTTAATCCTGAGACGCTTTCTGTGTTTAATTGGATTAATAATCCACACTATTTCTTCTATCATATATATCCTCCTATAGATAGCTCGCATTACGCAGGTTACTAAGTGTCGTTACGTACTACAGAAAGGGGAGTACATACCCACGTAATGCAAGCTATCTACTTTCGGTCGCCAAGTCAACAGGGCAATAGTCTATGGCTCTTACTCATAGATAGCTTGTAACACACAGTTAGCGTACCAAACTGGAATTACATTGTTTATATGGTATTTCAAATCTCTAGTTCTAAGCTAGAGTTTCCAACCTTATGCATTCCTATGTGCTACAAGCTACCTACTTATTAGGTGTTGTCCAATGTGTGCTAACTCCCAATACAGGGTGGTGTTTTTTACTTAGCTCACCTTTTATGTGCTACAAGCTACCTACTCATTGTTTAAACAAGTAGTTTACTTGTTGTATAGATAGC